TATGAATATCTATAATTATAGTTATTCCCTGTCCCTTCCTAGATTCCAGAGGCTGAGTTGATTAATATAATATTGTATATAGTATATATAATATACATAGATATAGTATATGTTGTTTTATGAGATTGACTAAAAGTTTTAAATAAATAGTTGACAGAACAACAACTTGTATGTTAATACTGTTAATAGAGATACAGATACAGACCGAAAGCGAGAACGAACCGCTGGAGGACTGAACCGGTTAGCTACTGGACAACGAACCAGAGCCGACCGGATTTTTTTATTTATAATGATTTAATAGATTAACGTTATAAAGTGAGGTGATACAGTGAAGGATTCAAATACTATAACAACATCCCAAAATATAGAGGTATATGAAAACAAAATATGGTTATTGGTAGATGAATATATAAACACTGTATTATGCATACATCAAGAAGATTATGACAATATAGAAAAGTATAAGAAAGATATAGCTAATAATCGTATTGATATGTTTTTTTATATTGCTGATCGTATTGAAAAACCAAGTAATAATGATATAGAACTATTAGACAGTATATTTAATATATATATACGTGTATGTGGTAGATATAGTATATCGCCTACTTTGCAGATGTTTGGAATATTAGTTGGAATTAATAACATGACGTTTAGCGATTGGGCGAACGGAGACTATAGAACCGCCTCAACACATGGCATAACGGTCAAAAAATGGAAAGAAACATGTGGAGCCTTTGCGTTGGATAAATTACACAACCAGGACGGTACGAATGCCAACTTGATATTTGCTTGTAAAGTAGCTTACGGCATGGCAGAGACGGCACCAATTCCAGCAGGGCAGCAACAAGGCATACCACAGCAGACAGCGCAGCAGATCGCAGACAAGTACAAGGACGTTCTGGAGCTTCCAGAGATGGAAAAGCCGGAGTTATAACAGCGTGGAACGTACACAAGATCGTTGAAATGTACGCAGAGCACGAACAAACAGACCAAAAAAGGGCAGGCATAGCAGTATTTGGTAGATATGCACATATATAACAGTTGAATTTGTGCATGATGTATAGCAAATCAAAGCAATCTATCGAACAAATCTGTGTTTGTCGTATAGATGAAATGATAAAGTCATTGGCACTCTATTGACCATTGCCGAAGACATCCGAGAAGCAGCGTTAAGACCGGGACAGTGGAAACCAGAAACAGACCCGGGAGGGGGTGTATATGGATGCCCCGAGCGGCCTAATGAGTGCCCGAGTAAATCTGATTTATTACTTTTGTCCTACATAATAAGGAGATGCAATATGCCAAAAGGAAGACCAACTAACAATCCCAAAGGTGAATCAATTCGAATTCGTATCACTGATGATATGAGAACAAAACTTGAAATGGAATCATTTCAAACAGGGCTAAGTATTTCACAAATCATTCGAAATTTAATAACTCAGAAGTTAAGTTAAAGGAGTGTCCGAAGATGAACAGCGTAGAAGAGTTAGTTTCATACGGAATTAGCAAAGAAAATATTTCTCAAATGATTGAATCTTATCAAAAGCGTATTGGCACAGTAAATGGTGACTACAAAATTATTGATATTTCATACAATCCATATACTAAAGCCAGAGTAGTTAAACTTAAATGCGTTACATGCGGAAATGAAATCCAGAGAGGAATGATAAAAGGCAGAAATAAATGGAGTGAACTTATAAAAACATGTCCTAAATGTCGAAAGAAAAGACGAAATGCAAAGCTTGAAAAATCTCGAAAAATTAAAAAAGACCTACTTGAATCCGAAATAGGGAAACAGTATGGAGATTACACTGCTTCAAAAATAATAGAACAGAATCCTATTAAGATTCGTATGGTTTGTAGAGAATGCGGAGCATTTAAAGATGTTTCTTTTAGCATGATGCATGCAGGGAAGTGGAAAGATCAGAAGTGCCATAAACATTTTTCGAATATTAAATACGATGGAACTTATATCGGGAAACATTTTGGTTTCCTAACGGTGATAGGAATAAATGATCCTGGTGAAATTAAAAGGTTTAAATGCCAGTGTGATTGCGGGAATATTAAGAACGTAAGACCGATTGAATTAGTTTCAGGGATGGTAAAAAGTTGTGGATGTCGCCATAGTGATTCTAGCCGAACCCATGGTGGAAGTAATGATCGCCTGTATCATGTGTGGCAGGATATAAAGCGAAGATGCGAGTCCATTACTGCTTCTAACTATTACAATTATGGCGGACGTGGAATTAAATTATGCGATGAATGGCATGACTATTCGATATTCAAAGAATGGGCCTATAAACATGGATATGATGAAAATGCTCCGTTTGGAGAATGCACGATTGACAGAATAGACGTAAACGGAAATTATGAACCCAACAATTGCCGATGGATTACTAATGTTGAACAACAGAAAAATAAAAGACCTCCTTCCGAATGGAAGAAACGAAAAAACAAGAAAAAGACGGCGATGATTTTGTTCGGAGGAGAAATGGTACCGAAATCTAATATTTGTAAGCAATACGGGATTTCTGTAGAAACATTTAATTATAGGCATAATCAAAAAGGCATGACTGTAGAAGAAGCATTGAATACTCCTAAAATGGCGAAAGGCCGTCCGAGAAAGGCGGTGTGACAATATGAGAAAAACCTATAGCAATCCCCAGGGCGAATCCATCCGCATCCGGTTGCCGTACCAGCTAGAACGAAAACTCATAGCTGAGAAAAACCGAACCGGCAAAAGCGTATCACAGATCACCCGTGAAGCCCTGGCAGAATATTTTCGAAAGAGGTAGGTAAATGTCGATACTCGAAAAATTTTTCAAAAATAAAAAAGGCTTTCAGGAAAAACTTGAGATGCATCCGCTTGAAAAACCTTTAATGCATGACAAGGTATATGAATATCATCACAAGAAAGCTGTTCTGGAGGACGGAAGACTGTACGATACAGAATCGGCAAAAAAGGTTTTTACGGACGAATCAAGCTTGAAACATATCTCGTTTGGAGTAAGCGCGCAAAGGGTTTATTTCTTAACTCCGAATAGGCATTGGTTCTCAGCTGAAGAGAGAATCGAAACTGAAAGTGGAATAACTGATGTTGGCGAATGCCGTATACAGGTTACTAAAACAATTTTTGTGTATAGCAATCTTCGAATGGAAAGAACACACAGAGTCAAAGATCTGATTGGCAAAAACGATTATGAATTATACAAGAAATATTTTGGGGAGGCAGAGGAAGCATGAATAGTAACAAGAAAGTTTATTATGTATACACTGAGAATGGAAAAGCAATCTTAACGGACGAAAAACCGGATTTTAATAAAATAAAAAATTACACAATGGTAAGAGCCGACAGAATCGAATGTGTTATCGGTGGTAAGAAGAACCAGGGCGATTTAATGCTTCCAGACGAACCAATTGACGTGGCGTCCATGCTGATTAATGCAACGATAACTGTTGAACCTAGCAAATTTGGTACATTGTCACCATTGCATGATAAAGAACCGCAGACCTTTGCAAAGTACGACTCAAATCAGCTTCAAGAGATTGCAGAACATCTTCTAGCGTATTGCAATGCACAAGAAAGGGGATGTGTAGATGCCTGTTGTAAGAATTGTGAACCCTAAACCGTATGATTGGAGAGGGACGCAGTATTTTATTGATGGGAATAAAGTCCCAAGAGTAAAGTCTGTTGATTTCCATGTTGCTGTTGGCGAGGTTCCGACATTTGTATTCGAGATGATGGCAGAACCGGATATTGAAATGGAGTGTCTGGCACAAATTAGTTTCACTTCTCAATCAATTACTGATGCAGTTTCAGTTTTAAGGCATGAACTGTTACAACACGGGGAAATTTACCGTGGATTCAAAGCAAGCCTAAAATCGGCTTTAGAACGTTATAATTATTGTGGCTTGCCATTTGAGCCGGAAGAAGAAATCGCAGAGAAGATACTTAATTTTATGATTGGAGAGGAAAAATGAGATTACCATTAACGATCATTGCTGTAGCAATCAACATAATAGTGTTCACAACGTTGGCTGCATTCCTTATGACGCAAATTAACGAGCAGAAAATACCGATGTTTTCTACTTTCTTCTTTACAGTGTTGGAATTAGGACTCATTCTGAATACCATATTAATCTGCACAGCGAGGTAACTATATGCTTTTAGCATTTCCTACGAGGATTATTCCGTTTTTTAACATAGAACGGGTTAAACCTATAATTAAACCGGAAGGATACGCTTGCCCGATTGTGGAGCGGTACGCAAGCAAATATTCTTTACATCCGACTTAGTGTAAAAAATTTCTGTAGTCGATTATATTAAATTTGATTTCCTCCACATATATATTGTTTGCATTACAGAAATAGTAATTATATCACACACAATTCTTTCTCCTGCTTTTGTAATGGTGCGGAGTGGGAGAAAGATTTTAGGGCTATCGCCAAGTGGTAAGGCACAGCACTTTGACTGCTGTATTCGCGGGTTCGAATCCCACTAGCCCCATTTGTCGGGTTGCGCATGTACCTGGCAAAGGTTTATTTCACATAGACCCTCCGATACCCATCTAGCTCAACGGAGCTGTCTAAAGGGGCTTCAAACGTCCCGGATGGGATTCCCGTATAGGTGACAGCAAAACCAAAAAAGGGAGCCTTTGTTGCGACTGGTGGCAAAGAATCGCAACAGTAGAAAATATGGCTTTGAGGTGCTGGTAATATTTTCTACTCAGGAAATTTAGTTCAGTGGTTAGAACGCCCGGCTCATAACCGGGAAGTCCTGAGTTCGAATCTCAGAATTTCCATTTCTTCCATATGCTGCCCATCCGTTTTATGGGCAGAAAAAACTTTCGGATGAGCGTATGTGAATCAGAATGAGCAAAGATATGTAACGGCATAGGCTTGTGCTTGATCTGATTTCCCGTCCGATGAATGTTTCTTAGTTTCAATAAGCCATCACAGGTGCACATTGATGACAAGGGAGTTTTCAAGAAACATAAAGTCAAAAGGCATAATAATATCCGAAACAACTCTGTGTGACTGACACAGCATAAAACAGCCTAGTGGAAAGCATAACACGATAAACATATTGCTAACCCGGGAATCCGGGTTTTGGGAGAATATTCCGTAGAGGTAGCGGGGCAGACTGTAAATCTGTTGCCATTGTGGTTCGGATGGTTCGACTCCATCTTCTCCCACTGCCCCAGTTTGTCGGTTGTGGGAAACCGACGGAACATGTCTGTGTTCTTTACTGCAAATAATTTTATAGGTTCAAATCCTGTTGGGGCAATTATGTGATGCTTACAGCAATTCATCTGGACATAACTGCTAATTATGAAAACCAAAAGCATCATGAAAAAATTATGGGACACTTACAGCAAATTATTCCTTAAATAAAATCTTAGGCGAATATTTTATAATTCATTTTATTTCTTGTGTCCTGAAAGGAGAAGAATATGGATTTCGCAAACGCAATGAAAGAGGAAGGCAAATTCATAAGAACCGAAAATGGCGCAGTTGCGCTGAATACCACAAGTGATGCAAGGCTTGATCTATTCGGAACTATTGGTGCATTAAGAGATGCCGACGAGAATAGAATCACTACATTGTTCTCAGAAGCGTATGCACAGGACAAACTTTTTGCAACAAAGATAATTTTCTATGCAAGAGATATTCGTTGCGGACTTGGAGAAAGAAAAACTTTCCGAACCATTATTCGTTATATGGCGGAACATCATCCAGAATCACTTAGACCGAATCTTGATTTGATTGGAATGTTTGGAAGATACGATGATCTTTATGAATTGATTGGAACGCCACTGGAAGATGATATGTGGAAGACCATGAAAAATCAGTTTGAGGGAGACTTGAAGAATCTTAATGAGGGCAAAACAATTTCTTTGCTTGCTAAATGGATTAAGACGGCTGATGCAAGTAGCACAGAGACTAGAAAATTAGGAATTCTGACTGCACAGAAGTTAGGCTACCCGGTTTACAACTTTAAGAGAATCGTTCGCAATATGAGAAAACAGATAGGCGTTGTCGAAAGCCTCATGTCTGCCGGTAAGTGGAACGAGATTAAATATCCAGAAGTTCCAAGTCGTGCAATGATGATTTATCGTAGAGCCTTTGCGAAGCATGATCCAGATGGATTCAGCGAATTTATCAATAAAGCCGACAAAGGAGAAGTTAAAATCAATGCTTCAACCTTGTACCCATATGACATCGTGGAGAAAATTCTTTACGAAAAAGAAAACAACAAAGTTCTTGAAGCACAGTGGAAAGCACTTCCAGATTATGTTGAACAGGGAACAAATGCACTGATAATGGCTGATGTATCTGGCTCAATGTATGGAAGACCAATGGCAACATCAATCGGTTTGTCAATATATTTCGCTGAAAGAAATACGGGTGCATATCATAACTTGTTTATGACATTCTCTAGCAATCCACAGATTGTCACATTAAAGGGCGAAACACTTCACCAGAAAATAATCAATGTTGCAAAAGCAAATTGGGGCGGTAGCACAAACCTTAAAGCTGCATTTGAGAAAGTACTCGATATTGCTGAAGAGAACAACGTTTCGCAAGAAGAGATGCCGAAAGCTATAGTTGTTATTTCTGATATGGAAATTGATTACTGTGGAAATAAGGACTGGTCTTTCTATGACAAAATGGCAAGCAAATTCCGAAAAGCCGGATACATCATTCCGAATATTATCTTCTGGAATGTCGACAGCAGACATGATGTGTTCCATGCAGATGCTACAAGAAAAGGTGTGCAGCTTGCAAGTGGTCAGTCGGTAACAGTATTTAAACAGGTATTACAGAATCTTGGATATAATCCGATTGAGGCTATGGAAAACACAATCAATTCAGAGAGATACGATTGTATCACTGTTGAATGAAATATAAGGTGAAAATCAACCCAGTTTCTAAGCTGACCGTTAAAGGCGGTGCATGGTGCATTGCTGTAATGGTATCAGAGTAGGTTGCTAACCTATCCAACAGAAATGTTGTACACGTTCGAATCGTGTATGCACCGCTCCATCTACCATGAGTAGATAGGAAATCCGACTTTAGCATAGCTATTGTTGGTTTTCGGAATGTATCTCAGTTGGGAGAGCGGAGGACGCATAGTCCTTGACGTCGCAAGTTCGAATCTTGCCTTTCCGATTCCTACGAATTGCCATCGTAGGAATAAATTACTCCTAAAGTATGGTTTGGTTTCCAGTACTCCACGTTGGGTGGCTAGTTGCGGTTCAAGTCCGTGTACTGGAATTTTTGTTTAAGGATGTGACTTATGGAAGAAAAATGTTGTAAGAATTGCAGAAGACATGATGACTTCACATGGGTTTGTTTCAATGGTGTCAGTGAATATTGTGCAGACTTTAGATGTCTTGATGATAGTTGTGAATGTTGGGAGGGTGTAAATAATGAAAATTCATGAAGCGATACGTCTGAGAAATGTATACGGTGGAGAAACGACTCTTAATGGTCTTGTAAGTCTAATACAAGGAAATAAAATTCATAGATGCCCGAAGTGCGGCGGAAGTGGAACTACTATCAAAAGAGTAAATCGTGCACAATACTGGGAGTGTTGCGATGATTACAAAGAAATAGAAGTTACTTGCGACTTATGTAACGGCGAGGGATACACCGAGAAAATATACAAGCCTAAAATGGTACAGGATGGATGGAAATGCGAATAGCAGGCAAAGAAATCAACGATGAATGTTCCAAGTGCGGAAATATTCTCGAATGCGAGTTGTTTCGACAAGGACATGGAATAAAACAGGAACGTGAGAATATAGCAAAGATGATCGAGTGCCAGATGAAACACAGGGAGGGCAAGGAAAAATAAAATTATGGAAAATAATTTATCGTTACGAGACAAACGTAAATGTCCGTTTTGCGGAGGAGTAGTAATCAATACAGGAGTGGATTTCTTTTGCGGTGATGTAGATATTATTGATTTGAGAACTGATGCAGAATGGATTTGTACAAATTGTAAAACTGAATTTGATGCTGAATTTGATTTTTCAATTGATGGAATTAAAAAAATTCATAACTTAAAAGCGACATTCTTTGATAGACGTAACAATGGTGTTAATGTGCTTGGAGAGACAAGCAATAGAATAAAAAGGTGATATAAAATGATTAAAAGACTTTATAATATCTGGTTTAAACAAAAAACAAAGAATTTTACTCGCATTCCGGTGTTCGTAATGACGTTTGATTGGAATAAATTTCTAAAAGAAAAACTCAGTGGATGTGTAGATTATATCCGGGATAACTATGATATGGAAACGTTTACCAAAATCTAAGGGAGGTAGTTATGAGAATTGAAGACATGGCAACATGGACAGTAGATCAGTTGAAAAAAGAGGTTGTTCGGTTGGCTGATGAGAGAGAATCAAATCAACATGAAATTTTGAATTTGAAAGAAAAAATCGCAGAAATGGATAAATCCATAGACGAAATGACATTGTATATTGATTCTATGAAAGAAAAACTAAAAGCTATTTCTGATTCAAGACCAGATACAAAATGGTATGACGAACGGCATCAGTCCGATTGCATCACAATCAATCAGCTTCAGACCGCATTGGACGTAATGGTCGATCGATATGCACAACTAAGAAAGATTCATGGGTTGAACTGATATGGGCGTAGAAACAAAATGTTATCCAGAATGGAGGACGAAGATACAACAGGCACCTATCAAAGAAATTGCTGACTTTGCGAAATCATATCCGCACGAGTATATGAGAAAATGCTTAGAGCAATATCCGTATTGGGGAAACAAAGACAATGGTTTTGAACGGCAGAAAATTTAAGGAGATTTTTTAATGAGCATCAAATCAGCATTTGAATCTGAGGGAATAGACTTCTCTCAGGTAATGAACCCACCGGAGCCGTGGGACGGACGGGCATTAATAAAGAACATCAATGGCAAGTTGTGGTATTGCTGTCCTTTTTGTGAAAAGAAAGCACTTCTAATTAGCCCAGAGACAAAAATTCGGCATCTTAAATTGAAATGCAAGGGTAGCAACTGCAAGAAAGAGTTTGAGGTGAATGTATGAAAAAATATGGTGTAGTGAACTATCCAATTAAGATTATTGATGAAAAAATCATTAATGCACTAGCTGACATTGAAGTACATCATGAAGAAGGCAGACGGATTATTTGGGTAGAATGCGTCATGAATTACACTGATCTTCCGGAGGAATGCATTCTTGAAATTGGATGTCTTAAAAGAAAATTCAAACTCATGCATATCGACTCAGCTACAACAGAATCTGGAATCTATAAACTTAAATTTATGTTTGAGCGAGTAGAAGATGTAAATGAAAAAGACGAGTGGTGGGATTCGCTTAGAAGTATTGTGAGGTGAACACATGAAAAAGGAGTGTATCAGATGCCAATAATCAAGTTAATAGACAGGACTACAGATATTTCGAGACTAAAAATGCGTCAAATGGACTGGGACACAGTAATTAATAGGAAACCGTATTTTGTCGTTTTAATAGAAGGCTATATACACACAATCGGTGGAAAATACGGAAATAACAATTTATGGGCTTATCCTAGGGACGAAAAACCAAATTGCGAGAATTTAGTTCAATTCGAAGGAGAACCCGTATGTTGGGGAATAAATTATGCACCTTACAATTACGCTCGATGCAGACATGATGAATTTGAAGCAACTACGATTGGCAACGTGTTTATTACCAGAAACGGAGAAAAATTCTGCGATGTAAGAGGCGGAATTGAACGTGCGAAGTGCATGATTAATGATTTTTTAGAGCACCCAATGAATTTGAATGAAATTGATTTTGATAAAAATGTTATCGGAAGAAAAGTTTGGTGGCGTAGCGAACCAGCCATTGTAACAAGTTATATTTCTGGACAGGCGTGTGTCATATTGGAACCAGATGGAATGCCACAATTTACAACACCGGCAGAATTTGCAGGTGAGGGGTGTGAATGTTATGTTGATGGTGATGTAAAAGCAGATATTCTTGATAAACATATTTGGTGGTTTAGAAAATAATGTAAATTTATTCGAGGTGAATGTATGAGTACTTGTTATGATTGTGCGTGTTCAAAAATTGAAACAGACGGCAGCGATGCGGAAGAACTTCAAAAGACTAAACCTGTGGAACTGGACGAACTTTCGGAAGAAACCAAGTTTAGAATTTATAAATTAATTGTAAATGAAATTGGAAAGCATTTTTACAATTGCGAGATGCGTATGTCATATAAAGACTTTATACTTGTTGAGGATTGCATCAGAAAAGTTTTGCAAGGAGAACAAGATGAACACAAAACGGATTAAATGTATTCTGACAGGTGGTTGCAAGTTCAAAAGTTCGGATACAGAATCGAAATGTAATGACAAAGAAAAGACTTGCACTATTACGGAAACTTGCTACAAATGCGGGAAGAGGTACACTGCCGTATTCACTTACAAACAATTAGGGATTCCGGATGGGGGTGACTAAATGAAGATTCCAGAATGTGACCATGATTTTGAAGAATGTGAGATATCCAATCCTTATAATTATGATTTTGATGAATTTAAGCCATGTGACTCTAATCAACGTTTCCATCCGTATTATTGTAAAAAGTGCGGAATACTTATCTTGAAAAAAGTAGTTGATAATGGACGAGGAACAGACAAATTTTTGTGGGAGGAATAAGAGTGAAAAAGATACCAACATTATTCGAACGAGAATTCAAAGACCATAAGGTTGTAAAGGGTCTTTTAAAAGTGCATCCGGGCATGGAATGGGTACTTGAAGGAGAAGGAATTGCAACAGTGAAATATGATGGTTCTTACTGTGCAGTAATTGACGGAAAATTTTATAAACAATACGACTGCGAGAAGGGTAAAATACCGCCAGAAGGATTTATCCCTTGTTGTGAGCCAGATTCCATTACAGGTCATTGGCCGGGATGGGTAAAGGTTGATGAGAATAATCCGTCTGATAAGTGGTTTGTAGAAGCATATTATGTAACTTCAATGTGGACAAATCAAGGCCTTAAATTGCCGTATGGCACATATGAAGCTTACGGAAAACATTTTCATGGCAATCCGTATAATGATGATTACGATGCCTTGATAAAGCACGGCAAAGAAATCGTTGAAGTCGAAAGAACATTCGAGGGAATCAAAAAATATCTTTCTGAACACGAGATAGAAGGATTAGTTTTCTGGAAGGACGGAATCCCACAATGTAAAATCAAGCGTTCAGATTTTGGTTTTGAATGGCCAGTAAAGGGGGGTTTATGAATCCAGTATTTATATTTCTAGTGATATGTGGAGCAGTAGCAGTATGGTTTCTACTTTACAAATTATTTCAACCACTAGGTAAATTATTGAATCACATTGGCAGAAATGCCATTGATGAGTTAAATAAAGATGAAAGTCAAAATGAGGAGGACAAAGAATGAAAAAAGGACTTTTAGGTGGAATTGGATTAGCTGTTGTGATTATTGCAGGACTTATATGCGTTGCAAAGTGTAGTGTAAAGGTTCCAGCCGGTTACATTGCGGTCGAGTACAAAATGAACGGGGGAATCTCCAAGGACGTACTTACGCAGGGATGGCATTTGATTTCACCTACAGTAAAAACTTCACTGTATTCTGTTGGAATCGAACAGTCTTATCTTACATCTGAAGATAAAGGCGATTCTCCAAAAGACGAAAGTTTCAAGACACCAACGGCAGATGGCAAATCTCTTTTAGTTGATTTGGAATTTTCGTATAAATTCGATCAGAACAGAGTAACTGATGTATTTACTCAGTTCAAAGGTCAATCCGGGGAATCCGTGAAAAACACCTTTATTAAGCCGAAAATGAAAGCATGGACGCAGGAAGTAACTGCGAAGTATCCAGTAACAGATGTTTTTGGTGATAAGCGTCAGGAACTGAATGAAGCACTTGACGAATATCTTAAACGGAAGTTTGAACCATACGGAATCATTATTGATACAGTAAACTTTACTTCTATTTCCACTGATGATGAAACACAAGCTGCAATCCAAAAGAAAGTAAATGCACAGCAAGAGCTTGAATTGGCCAATATTGAAGCTAAAACAGCCAAAGTACAAGCCGATAAAGATAAAGAAGTTGCACTGATTGCTGCTGAACAGGAAAAAGAAAAAGCAGCTATTCAGGCAGAACAAGCCAAAATTGATGCAGAAGGCAAATCTGAAGCGATTAAGATTAAAGCTGAAGCCGAAGCGGAAGCAAATAGAAAAATTGCAGAATCACTTACTCCTGAACTGATTGAAAAACAGAAAATTGATAAATGGAATGGTGAAGTTCCGAAGATTCAGGGAAGTAACACTTCTACCATCGTAGATACAAGAGATATGACAGCCGATGAGAATGCTGAATAATAAATAAATCAGTCAAAGAGCCACATGAGAGCCAGACGAAATCCTAAAAGAGGGGAGGTCTGGCTCTATTTTTATGTCAAAAATTACAGAAGGCTCATTTGAATGGTATCGGGCAATTCTAAATCAAATAATTAATGGTGATATGACAGTCTATCAAAATCAGAAGGACTGCCTTGATCTGCTTTTAAATATGAATATTGACCTTCCTTTCAAGGATAATCCAGATGCACGGAATATGGCAATGAAAGTCAGCCGGTACGCTCATACAGCTGCGGCAAGAAACGCGGCACTGACTGGAAGCGGTAATTTTGATGATATTTACTGGCAGTATTTATTGTTGGAAGCACAGAACTATCAGGTTGACAGCGGGCTTCTTTACCTTGAAAAGAACCGAATCCCGAAAGAACGATTCTATGAACCACGAAGAAATGTGTTCTTGCAGCATAACATCATAGGTTCACTGCAAGACCTGATGGATGATAAATTAGATATATTTGCATTAAGCGTACCTCCGGGTTGTGGCAAGAGTACTCTGGAAGATTTCTTTTTATCATTGGTAGGTGGATGGTTCCCGAATGACTTTAACCTGTCTTCGGCACACAGTAGCATTCTGACACGTTCCCTTTATGATGGTGTTCTGGAAATTATCAATGATCCCGTGGAATACACGTGGCATGAGATATTCCCTAACGTAGAAATTCAAGGAACAAATGCAAAGGAAACTACAGTCAATCTCGAAAGAAACGGACGATTTAAGACATGGACATTTCGTTCTATTGATGGCTCTTTGACTGGTGCCACTAGATGCAATAGATTTCTTACTGCCGATGACCTTGTGTCTGGTATTGAAGAAGCTTTGAATAAGAACCGACTTGATACCTTATGGACAAAAGTGGTAAATGACTTGCGTTCCCGTAGACTTGAGGGATGCAAAGAGTTTTATATTGCCACCAGATGGTCAGTACATGACCCTATCGGAAAACTACAGCAACTATATGCCGGAAACCCACGGGCAAGGTTTATTGCAGTTCCAGCACTTGATGAAAATGGAAAGAGCAATTTTCTGTTTACGGTAAATGGATTCTCAGAGAAATATTTCAATGATGCTAAAGAATCCATGGATGAAATTTCTTACAACTGTCTTTATCAGCAACAGCCGGTAGAACGTGAGGGATTATTATTACCACCGGACAAATTAAAACGATTCTTTTTCAGTAAAGAAGACGTGCCGGATGGATGCGCGGATGAATACATTATCATTCCAGATAAAGATGCAGATGCAATATGGGCGGTATGTGATACAAAAGATAAAGGAACCGACTTCGAATCATTACCGATTGCATACCAATACGGAGATAAATTTTTCTTTCCTGATGTGGTGTTTGATGACACTACAGACTATGACATTTTGGATAGAAAGACAGCAGATATTTTGATAAGACATAACCCACATAAGATTCGTTTCGAATCAAATAATGTCGGAAACCGTGTGGCACACAATATCCAGAAAATGATTACCGGAAAGTGCCGAGCTGAAATTGAGACAAAACCAACGTCAGCAAATAAAGAAACAAAGATTCTTGTAAATTCGGACTATATAGCAAAACATTTTTATTTTCTGCATCCAAGTCAGTACAAAGCAAAGTCTGATTACGGATTATTTATGGCTAATGTAACTACGTACACTACTAGGGCAAAAGTACCACATGATGACGGAATCGACTCTTTGGCTATGATGGCTGAGTACATACAAAATCCATTAGGTGGTAAAGCAACGGCAATGCAGAATCCATTTTGGGGAAGGAGATAGTATGGATATAAAGGAGTATCTGAATCAAATTCAACGATATGAAAAAGTTATAAATAACAAACTGGAAGAAATTGAGCACTTAAAATCACTTGCCACCAGTATTAGTGCTTCGGCATATGGCATTGAACGCGTTCAGACTTCAGGAAGCCAAGATAAAATAGGCGATACCATAGCAAAACTGGTGGACGCACAGCGTGAACTGGCTGATAATGTGGTAGAGCTTATGGAGAAAAAACAGAAACTCATAGATATTATAGAGTCTGTAAAAAATCCCCAGTATTATGATTTTTTGTATAAACGATACGTAGAGGGAAAAAAGCTAACTGTCATTGCAGATGAAATGGAATACAATGAAGAATATATTAAACAATTCCACGGGAAAGCAGTAAATTACGTAAAAGAAATGATTAATTTCAAAAGTTAGCACCTTTTCTTACTGAATATAACTTTCCGATTATGTATAATATATGATGAAAATGTATGAAGCATCGGGTGAAAACTCGGTGCTTTTTTCATGCTCAAAAACAGGAGGTATAGGCAGTGGGAAGAAACAAAAGCAATTTTGTTGACCTATGCCAAGGCGATTTTGGCAGAAAAACTGCCTACACTGGCGTAGCTCAAATTACTACCGAAAATGTTGTTCAAGTTCTATCTGATACGATTGGCACACATAATCGAAATAGAATGATGATTAATTATCTTTATCGGTACTACAAAGGCGACCAACCAATCTTATATCGGGAAAAGCTTGTGAGGCCGGAAGTAAATAACAGAGTTGTCGAAAATCACGCTCTGGAAGTTGTCAAGTTTAAGGCAGGACAAATATATGGAGAACCTATTCAATATGTCTGCAAAAAGAAAAAAGCAGATAAAAAGATAAATGAACAGGTCGATCTGCTGAATGATTATCTGGACGAAGCAAATGCGGATGCCCGAAATATTCAGCTTGGAATATACCAGAGTGCCGTAGGAACTGCATACAAAGCAATTCTACGAGAAGACGATTGGACAAAAGATTGTGATTTACCACCATTTAGAATTTTTATTCCGTATCCGGGAGATGTTTATATTGTTTATTCCAGAAACACAGGAAAAGCAATGCTATCTGTTCAAATATTGAAAGATGAAGAGAATCAGCAATATTATCTTTGCTATTCTTCAAATCAATATTTCAAGATAAAGAACGGACAAGTAACCGTCAGCGGCATTAATGGATTTGGCGGAATCCCAATTATCGAGTATCCAAACAACCATGACCGGCTATCTGATGTCGAAATTGCAATTACAGCATTTGATGCGATCAACAAGTATCAGTCGGATAGATTAAACGGTGTTGAACAGTTTGTTCAAGCATTTATGAAATTCAAAAACTGTGAAGTTGACGAGAATGAATTTTTGAAAATGGTCAAGCTAGGAGCAATATCTGTAAAAGATGCTGGAAACGGTGTTCAGTCAGATGTTGACTTGATGACTGCGGAATTAAACCAGTCGGAGAGCCAAGTTGCTAAAGACGACATTTACAATAATATGCTGATTGTAGAAGCAATGCCAAACCGCCAGAGCAACACCGGTGGTGATACTGGTAATGCTGTATATTTGCGTAATGGATGGGATTTTGCAGAGCGAGATGCAAAACTTGTTGAAGCATTCACAAAAGAAGCCGAAAAAGCTTCTGTCAGAATTATTCTCAACATCATTCGCAAAACCTCCAATGATGTCAAGATTTCTACCAGAGATTTTGATGTCAAAATCACCAGAAACCCAACAGATAACATGCTTGTTAAAGCACAGGCACTTGATTATCTGTTCAAGAATAAAATTCACCCGCTTATTGCATTGATTACTTGTGGATTATTCAGCGATCCGCAAAAGGTATATGAAATGAGCTTGCCATATCTTGGAACTGTTTATCCCGAACTGGCAAACCCAGACGCAGAAATGAAGAAAGCACAAGAATTGATTAAAGATTTTAGTCAGAAATCAATTCAAAATCAATCAGCAACAATTTCTTCCACTGGTGAAGAATAGACGTTTTTACATCAATTATTTAAGGAATCTTGGAAAACTGAGATTCCTTTTTTAATACTCAAAAATATTGCAACAGCCCGTGAGCGCAAATCGGGCACAGATCATGTGCGGAGCGAACCGTGTGAACAAAGTGTGTTGGTCTGGAAGAAAGGAGATTTCATGACAAGAGAACAGGCAAAACAAGTACTTATCGGTATGGGAATTGAGGAGCCGTCTGATGAACAGGTGTCTAAATACCTTGATTCCGTTACAGGAGAAGTAAAGAAAGAAAAAGACAAAAATGCTTCATTACAAGAAAAAGCCAACAAGGCAGCAGACCTTGAAAAAGAATTGGAAGAGCTGAAACAGCAGAATATGACAGACGCTGAGAAAGCAGAACTGGAACGCCAGAAAGAAAAAGCTGCAAACGAGAAAAGAATTTCTGACCTTGAATCCGCACTTGCAACTTCCCAGAGAGAAGCACTGACAGGAAAAATCACTTCCATTTTTGCTAATGCAGGAATGCAAGGTGATGCCTACGCAGGAGCAATCAAAGCATTTTCCAATATGAATGAAGAAGATGCACTCAAAGAAGCACAGACTTTTGTTGATGGAATTTCCGAAGTAAATAAAACAACTCTCGATACTGCAAAAGCTGCATGGGAAAAAGAAGCCCTTGAAAACACGCCTAATCCGGGTGGTGGAGCTGGCTACAGTAACGAGACAAAGAAAAGTGATGCATCTGAATATGCAAAAGCGTACTCAGCAAGAATGAACCCAGAAATCAAACCGGCGGACGATAACGCACCGGTAAATATTTAATTCAAGTAAAGGAGATTTAGATTATGGCTTTTATGAAAACAGAGCAGTACGAATCCACACCTAATATCCTCGAATCCGAGGTAGGACTGGTACTTAAAACCTATACAGCAGAACAGACAAATGCTGAAACCGTTGGAACTAAGAAGATCATCAAAGCAGGTTCTGTATATCCGACAAATGCAACCGGTGCAAAAGGAATCGTATTTGAAGAGGTTGATATGACAGACGATGTAAAGAGACCAATTTCCGTAATTGTTGCAGGACGTGTTCTTGAAAAGAGACTTCCGGCAGTAGTCGATACTACCGCAAAGACAGAACTTGAAAAAGCGGGAATTGTTTTCGTAACCACTACAGACCCAGAATTTTAAGGAGGTATAACAGATGCCATTTAATGTATTAGAATCAATTACACAGGAAGAAAGACTTAACTTCTCTCAGGATTTCAGTGTTAAAAGACCTGGTATCCTTGATACCATTTTTCCAGATGTTAAAACCCAGTACCTGAAAGCTGAATACTACAGACTTATGGCTGGACAGAGACTGCCAGAAGTGGCATTCGTTCATGCGCTTGATACTGAAGCAGAAATCGGAACAAGACCGGGCTTCGAAAAAGTTCTGACTGAAAAACTCTTTATTAAGAGAAAAATCAATCAGTCCGAAAGATTACAGCAGGCAATTGAAAACGGTGTGCCGGATAATGAAGCACTGAAAGACTTTGTATTTGATGATGCAGCTAACCTTTTTGAAGGTGTTGTTGCCAGAGCGAATGTTATGAAAGGACAGTTCCTTTCTACAGGTGCCGTAAAAGTTAAAGAGAACAATGTAGATCTGAATATTGATTACGGCGTACCGACTGGTGCAAAAGTCACTCTTACAGACTGGTCTAGTCCAGATGCGGACATCATGGGTGATATCCAAAAGATGGTTGCAGTTGCAGAAGACAACGGATTTGTTGTAAACAAAGCACTTACATCCCTAAAGATGATTAACTACATGAGAAACAATACTGCTATGCAGACAGCGGTTCTGGGAGCAGCAAACAAACGTCTTCTGACCAAACAGGAACTTGCAAATCTGCTTATGCAGGAATACGGAATCACAATTGATCGTTGCGATGAGAAATTCAGATTCAGAAAAGCGGATGGTTCTCTCAAAACAGGAAGATACTTCAAAGAAGATGTATTTACTCTGTATGAAGCAGATGCAAACGGTTCTTTCGGTACAGGACTCTGGGGCGTGACACCTGAGGAACTTGAATACAGACAGTTCATTCAGGAAGAAAACCGTTCTTTCGTAACACTGTCCATGTGGGCTACACAGGATCCGGTTGCAGTATGGACAAAAGCGTCCGGCATGTTCGTTCCGGTTGCTCCGAAAGCTAATGGCGGTATCGTTATCGGTACAAAGGGGGAATAACCGGGCATAGTCTCAATGAGAACAGCCAATCACCGTCTGTAGCAAGTGTTGGATCCGAAGAACCAACACATAAATACACAGAAAGTGAGCTGTCTAATATGACTGTACCACAGTTAAGGCAGCTTGCAAGTGATAATGGCTATGCCCTGACCTCAACAAATAAGGCTGGTATCATTTCTGAAATATTAACTCGGCAAGGGTAGGTGATTTTGGATGAACGAAGAGCTTATAAACGATTTGGCAAACTATCTGAACGATGACACAGAATCACCTGAAATGATTTCTCTTGCCGTAAAACGGGCAATTCGTTCGTTCAAGAATAAGAGAAACTATCCTTCAAGTTATACAGATGAAAAAATAGATAGTGACATGGAAAAATGCTATGATTGCATATTTGATTTAGCCCTCTATTTTCTTGTGAAGCAGGGTGCTGAGTTCCAAGGATCACATTCTGAATCTTCTGTAAATAGAAGTTGGGAATCTGAAACCGAAATTTATATTAATCATGGTGTTTTTCCTTTTGCTGGAAGTTTGAGTTAAAAAAGATGGGATGGAACGCAATGTGTTTTTCCTCCCGGTACGTTGCAGGGTTGCTCATTAAAGTAGGGAAAGAGCAAAAATCTTATAGGGAGTGAAAGAAAGGAAAAGCGATGGGATGTGAACATGAGTGCTTTAACAATCACCGCTTCGAAGAAATTGAAAAATGTATTCATGATATGCAGGAAAAGCAGTCTGAAAGGCACAAGGAATTTTATTCAAGAATTAATAAGCTCGAACAGCAGACCGCTCTGTATAGCAATGACTTAGATCATATCAAAGAAACAGTCGATGAAATGAACAACAATTTAAAAATCCTCATGGCAGTCCCAGGCAAACGTTACGACACCATTATTGTATGCATTATAACGTCAGTCGTGGGAGCAGTTGTAGGATTTATGTTGAGCGGTGTATTTCCTATGTAACAAATTGATTCCACTTGTAAGGGAGGACGGTGGAGTTATATGAATTATGCAGATTTTTCAGAAAATGAAAGAAAATTTTACTTGCAAGAAGCAGGTTTTGATTCACGTGAAGAAAAATTATTTCGATTACGGGCTTATGACGAAAAAACATTATGGGAAGCATCTGAATTAATGGGGTACAGTCCCAGAACCATAGACCGAATCAATAAAAAAATAAAGCAAAAAATTGCCAAAGTTGCCCCGATGTATATTCGGGGCTTTTCTTTGTATAATGGCGGAAATGTGGCGAAATAGTGACGTTCAAATACAGCGTTCCTTCCTATATAATATAATCATAGGAGAAAACGTAATGATTATATTAAGAAACCCTTACGAGGGTATATGGGAAAAGCATCGTTCTATAGATGATATGGATATGATTCTTGAATCCCGGACAGGAGGAACAGATTATGGCAGGTTATCCGTATTATCCGCAACAGCCAATGATGAGCAACCCTTACGGACAAATACAGCCGTATCAAGACAGGTTGGCACAATTACAGAATAACTATCAACAGGCAATGCCATATGGACAAATGCAGATGCAGCAGCCTGTACAACAAATGCAGCAAATGCCGATGCTTCAAGGGCAGATGGTTGATGGCATTGATACTGTAAAAGCAAAAGATGTAGATATGTCTGGAAATCCTGTTTATTATCCAAAAACAGATGGTACAGAAGTCTACAGGAAACAATTACAAGCAGACGGAAGAAGCAAAATTTTTGTTTACCGACTTGTCAATCCAGAAGCAGAGCAGCAACAGGAAGAACCAAAGCAGGTTGATCTAGTTGCTATGATTAATCAGCTTCGAAACGATGTATGTGCTGAAATTTCTGGAATCAAAGACATGTTTCCGACATTTATATCGGGAACATCGGAGCCTGCAAAACAGCAGAACGGAGGTAAGCAGAGATGAATTTCAGCCCAAACGTTATGATGAAAAAGCAATTCGAGAAAATGATTTCTCAGAGGTTCGGAAGTGTTGACAACATGATGAACGACATGAGTAAATTTGCAGGAAACAATCCAACATTGAAAAATGCTTTGGATTTATATAAAAAAGGTGATGCAGACCAGCTACATCAAATACAACAAAATGTATTCAATGAAAAACATTTATATCCAGATGGAATTATCCAGAAATTCCTTGGATTATAACACTTCCCCATAATTGGGTGATTAAAAATCGCTACAATTTGGGACGACAGCCGCGGATGTCTCCTATTGTAAATAATATTTAAGGAGACTAAAAACATGATGAATGGTTCTAATTACAGTCTTAGCGACATTGCTGCCGCTACAGGCTCTAATAATCGCGCCAATGATATGTGGGGCGGTGATGGCTTTTCACTTATCTGGCTTGTCTTGATCTTTGCTATCTTTGGATGGGGAGGTTTTGGCGGCTGGGGCGGCGGCTTCGGTGGCAATGGTGGAAACGGTGCGAACGGTGCCGGCTTCCAAGGATGGGCTACCCGTTCAGATATTAATGAGGAATTCGCCCTTAATGATATTCAAAATGGTATCAGAGGTATTCAGCAGGGTATCTGTGACAGCACATATTCTCTTAACA